CAGGTGGTAAATTTGAAGCAGAACTTTACAACGCTACAGCCCGAGGACGTTGGTTTCCAATCCTTCGGGATGAAAATGAAAAGTATGTTTGTCAGTATGACACCACTGACGGACAGTTCCGTATCTGGAGTTTGATTGATGGAAAACCTCGTGCTGTGGACATGGGTACCACTGCTGCTACTGGACAGCCTAGTGGTTGCAACATCACTAATCTTAAGTCTGATCTAGATACATACAACACAGCTCAATCTACTACAGATACAGAGCTGTCTGATCTACACACAGCACAGTCTACTTTTCAAAAAGCTAACGACGGTCAAACTGCTACTAAGGTAAACCTGTTTGATGTAGATGTCGTTTATAAAAACGGTTACTACGAAGAAACTTTAAAGTCTGGTGTACTGGAACGTATTGATAATGGTCAACGGATTATCAAAGACAACGGTACTAACGCTGGGTCTATTGCTAAAGGCGTTGCAATGCCTACTGGCTATGCTTTAGGCAATGAACGTACAGATGACTATCCGTGGTTTAAGCGTGATGGTTATCGTGTGTATGAAGTGGAAAAAGATGTAGCTGCTACACATACCTCTGGTCAGCTGACTACAGCTACAACCAACATGGGTACAGCACAAACTGCTTACAACACAGCTTTGACTACAGAGTCTACTGAAAAAAGTGACTACAATAGTGAGGTCACCGCTTGTGCAATCGGTGCCTCTAACATTCCTTCTACTGCATACTTAAAGGATGCTAATCCTGAGGATATTGAAATTCTAACGATTAACGACTTTACGTTTGTCTTAAATAAAAATAAGACAACAGCTATGAAGACTACTACGTCTGCTGCTCAACCAAATGAAGCATTTGTAGTCATCCGCACTGTTGCATATAATGCTGATTATAAGGTTACTATTAACAGCACTGTAAATACACATAGTACTCCAGATACTGTTGCAGGAGCTACGACTGATGCTAGCACTATTGCTGCTGCATTAACGAGTTCTATCAACAGTATGTCCGGTATTACTGCAACGCAAGTTGGTCCTGGTATTTACATTAGTGGAACCAGTGCATTTACAATTACTACAGCTGGATCGTCTTCAGAAGAAGGTTTGTTTGCTTTTCAAGAACAAATTAACTTAGCATCACGTCTTCCTAACCAGTGTGAAAATGGTTATATCGTTAGGGTTACTAACAGTGACGACGTAAATGCTGATGATGTTTACGTAGAATTTAAAACTAGCAATAACGCTTCACGAGGTCCTGGTGTTTGGGAAGAGACTATTGGTCCTGGTCTTAAATTTGAGATTGATGAGACAACCATGCCACACCAGCTTGTACGTCAGGCTAATGGTGTTTTCAAGTATGAGCCTGTTGACTATACTAACCGTTTAGTAGGTGATGACACTACTAACCCTATTCCTAGTTTTATTGGTAAGAAGATTAACAACATGTTCTTCTACCGTAACCGGCTTGGGTTTTTATCAAACGAAGCTGTGATCATGAGCCGTGCTGGTGATTACTTTAACTTTTTTGCTAATAGCTCTCAAGTGGTTGCTGCTGATGACCCTATCGACCTGCAAGCTACTTCTGTACGTCCTGTTTCGTTGAACTATACGTTGTCTAGTAGTGTAGGTTTGTTGGTGTTTGGTCCTAATGAACAATTCTTGCTCTCTACAGATGCTGATGTTCTAAGCCCTACGACTACTAAAATCAATACAATCAGTACGTTTGAATGTGACTCTTCTGTAGATGCTGTGGCTGTTGGTACAGCTCAAGCATTTATTAGTAAATCTAATCTATACAGCAAGCTGTTTGTTATGCTTAACATTCAGAAAGAAGCTGCTGCATCGATTGATGAGGCTACACAAAACGTACCTGAATACGTACCTAGTGATATAGACACAATGGTGTCCTCACCAGCTATGTCAATTATTTCACTTGGCAAGTCTGGTAGTGATACTGTTTATCAGCACAGGTTCTTTATTCAAGGTGACAACCGAGTCCAGACCTGGTACAAATGGAAACTTACTGGAGACCTGCGGTTGCAGTTCTTTGATAAAACTACGTACTATGCTGTGACCAGTTCTGGTAGTAACGTATATCTGACCTCGTATGACTTAACACAGGCTAGTGAATCAGGATACCTAACGCTACCTACAGGTGAAAAAACAGACGTGTGTCTGGATATGTTTAACATCAATCCATACAGATCTTACTCGTCTTCAACAAAAAAGACTACAGTAACACTGCCTTTTGATCACATCACTGGTAAAAAACTAGCAGTCGTAGCCATCGGTACTTACATTGGTGACGCCATTTCTGCAACCAGTGAAGCCGAGGGTTCTGTTTTTTACTTTGAAGATGCTGATATATCTAGCAACCAAGTAACACTAGACGGTGACTACCGTGGACGTGATTTGGTTATTGGATACGTATATGATATGCAAGTAGAGTTGCCTACCCTGTACGCTACAGAAACACAAGGTCAGCGTTCTATTGCTGACAACACTGCTGATCTAATCCTGCACCGTATTAAGGTGTCTACTGGACTTAGCGGTCCTGTTACCTACAAGGTTGACATTACTGGTAGGGATAGCTGGAGCAACGTTGTTAACGTTACACTTCCAAACACCTATGTGTTGAACAACGTTAACTTGTCTGCATCTGCTACGCATGACGTACCTATCTACCAGCGTAACGAAAACCTGACTATCAAAATTATTGGAGACACTCCTTTCCCAATCAGCTTGCTGAACATCGTATGGGAAGGTAACTACAACCGTCGATTCTACCGCCGATCATGACTTACAGACCACACCGCCGTACACTGACATCTACCATTAGAGTAGGTAAACACCTATGTAAAGTGTTTATCAAACCATGGGACAAGATGCCTAGCGGTGCAGTGGTGTGGAAGGTAGGTTTTGGTGTAGGTAAATCTAGACGACAAATAAACGACTGGTATCACGTAAAACAAAATCGACGCCGAAGATCTTTACACAAACACATGACCGGTACTGAGGGCTTCAAGACAATCCCACGTGGGTTCAATGAAGTCCTTAGATTACGTTGGTTGATACCAGCAGGAGATACGATCTTTATAGATTGTACAAGTGCTGACCCTGAAAAACAATGGAAAACGTTTTCACGTTGGCGACGATGGCATCCTGACTGGTTTGTCAACGAACATCTAAAGGAATTTTATTGGACTAGACCCTAATGGCAATCGGAGCTGCACTTGGTATTGCATCCGGCGTGATGTCTATGTTTGGCGGACGTAAAGATAACTCCGCAGCAATCGGCGCTCAAGCATACCAAAACACACTATCTCGTCGGAAGACAGAGATAATGAATGACTACCGTGCTCGTGCATACGAACGTACGGTACAACAAGTCTACAAACAATTTGACGAAAACTATGCTGCTGCTAATGCTTCGTTCCAGACAGAACAAGCTAAGTTTGCAGAACAAATGATGTCGTTTGCCTTTCAAAAGGAAGGTTTGCTGCGTCAACTAGATGAAGCTGAAGGCTATGCTGCTGCAACTGAATCCTACGGGAGAAGCGCAGACAGAGCCCGAGCTATTAAAACCCTTGGCGACTACGGTCGTAACAACGCTAAGTTTGTCGAAAGTATTGCAAGTGCTCAACGTCAATACGGTCGTAACATCGGCGGTATTTCTGGATCACTAGCACAGGCTAACCTTGCTACGTCTCAACCTATTATTGGTGGTGCACCTATTGCTGAAATGGCAGCACGTGGATACAATGCACCGATCAGCCGTGGTGGCGGTTTCTTTAACACTGCTATGAAGATCATGGGTGGTGTCTCGACTGGTTTGAGTATGTACAAGCAAGCAGACATGGCGTTTAACCCTAAATCTAAATTCTTACCGTCAAAGTAAGAAAGCCACAACCAGTTCCTCCAAGGCTGCTTAGTGGCTCATTCTTACCTTCTAATACTATTGGATAATCCTACGGGATAACTATGAAACTACCAGAACTTTCTGAGGTTCAGTTTCAGGCATCTGCTCAATCGCAAGCGTTTGATCCACTCAAGCTCCCTGATCCTAACCCGCAACTTCAACAGAACCTATCTATTATTCAACAAAGCTTTGCCAACCTAGCGCAAAGCGGTAAGGCTAACGCTCAAGCAGACTACGGTATGCAAGACCGTTCGTTCTTAGAACAGTTTGCTGAGCTGGTTCCTAAAGCTGTTAGCACTGCTATTGAGCTGCAGAAAACAGACGTTGCTATCCAACAGGCACGTGCCGATGACCGGTACTTCCAAATGCGTCGTGACGGGTTAATCGGTGAAAACGGTGAACTACTTGCTCTCGAACAAATACAAAAAAAGAAAGAGGGTGTTGTAGATGCTGCAAACGCAGAGGTAGCAAAAACAGGAAATTACGATGCTGTACGTGGTTTCTTAAACATCACTAATCATGGAGAAATTAGACTACGCAGACGCCTTGCTGGTCACATGTTTACAAACGTGTATCCTGACTGGATGAAGACACAGCTTGAAACAAACGACTCTACAGTAATGGTAGAGAACGAGGAAAATCAGCTAGTAGAAGTAGCTATTAACCAAAAAAACCTGCCAGACTATCAATTTAAACAAGTTATGTCTCATTTGCGTACTGCATTTATGGGGCACGAGTATCTAGCTGATACAAATAACGACTTGATTCAAAGAGAAATGGAGCCAGCTTTCAAAACTGACGCTGCCATTGTTCGAGCATATTCACGTAACACCAGAGCTAACGATGGTACTACCAGGTTTAACGCTGGTTACACAAATATGTTTGACGAATTTAAAAATGGTAACCTAAAAGCTCTTGGTGATTTCCAAGTCAAAGCTGCTAGCATGTACGATAAAAAAGGTGTAAACCTTATCAACACTCCTACTGAGTTTTTTACTAGACTAATTAGCGACATCGGTACTGCTGCAGAAAACGGTGCTGAGTTTCCGATTGGCGAGTTTATTATGACAGCTGAGTTTGAAGATGGTCAGACTTTTATGCAACGTGCTCCGCGTCAAGCCGCCCTGTTGATGCGTACGTATAGTGACAAGCGTCGTACATATCTAGCTAACAAACTAAAGGCAGATACACAAGACCTTAAGTTTGCCATTACTGAGTATTATCAAAAAAATGTAACTGAAGCAGAAGAGCCACCTCCTGTTTCTGACTTTGTTGCTTTTAAGACAACTGTCAGGCAGCGTGCCGCACAACTAGGCATCGATGCTGGTGACATGTTAAAGGTTATTGACCAACAAATTCGTATTGGATCTTATGGTGCTGACGAGCTAAATCAATTACGTGAGCAAGCAGAGATTGCTTTGGCTACTGGTACCGCTAGTACAACCGCAGATTATTATAACCACAGGGTCGTCGGACCTGAGTACCGGAAAAAGGTAGATGAACAAGTAACACGTAAAGAAACACCTGAGTACAAAATTAACCTAAAACAGATTACTGACACTATTGGTGGAGCTACAAAAGGTACAATGGTCGATCCTAGAGGTGACCTGAAAGGTAATGCTATACAAGTCGGTGCACATTACCAACGTATTTATGACGCCAAATATGCTGAGCTAATGGCTAAAAACGGTCAATTAGATCCTAAAGACCAGTTAACTGCAAGTGCTATTGCTGAGCAAGCAAGAGACGTAGCTCTGTCACAGTGGCAGACTGATAGCGTAGACAGCAAACATCAGTACTACGTTAACCCTAAGAACGGTAACTTTGATAACTTCCCAGTACCTGCTGTAGACCAAGCTGAGGTTACACAAAACAATAACGTACGTACCATTACGTCTGGAGCTAAAACCCAGAAAGGTGTGTTGACTCAAATTGCAGCACAACCACAGTTGTCTATGACACGTGAAGCTGTATCAGATGCTGTCGCAAACTTTTCAGCAACTGGTCAAATTGATCCTGTACTTACTAGCTTACAAACAAAAATAAACCAAGCTGTAGGTAAACGTGTAATCCAAAACCCTATGCAAATTGCTATTGCTGCAGCTCAAGGCTACGGTGATTTACAACCAGGTGAGGTGCCGCAAGCTCCTGCGTTCTTGCAACGTGCTGCTACTACTTCACAAAAACGTCAGATGATGGCCGACCTAGTTGGCTTGAAAGGTAGAGGGCTTTACACCCAACCTGCTAAGTACGGTCCTACACCGGAAATGCCTGTTCGTTCAGCGTTCCAAGCTGTTGTACAGCCTACTACACCAAACCGTCCTAGCACTCAGGTAGTTAAAAACCCAATTAGTACACTGGTTACTGAGGGAGAGGGTCAGTATGATTCTATGTTCCCAGGAGAAAACTACCCAGAAATGCTTGACATGGAGATCCGTACTGAGCTTGTAGAGTTTCAAAAACAAAAACTAGCTGACGGACGAGCTTCTGGGGCAGTCGGTACACATCAGTTACTTTACCCAGAAAGAGCAGCAGATTTGGCAGGGCTTCCAGCTGACGCCAAATTTACACCTGAAAACCAAGAGAAAATGTTTATGGCAACTTTGCTAAATAAACCCGGCAGAGAAGCTATTGCTGATTTCTTGCAAGGCAGGAGTGCTGATATAGAAACCGCTATCGATCAAATGTCAATGGAATTTGCTTCTATTGAATATCGTAATGGTGAAAGCTACTACAAAGATGGTGTAAACAAAGCCAAAATTACTAGAGAAAGAGTTAGAGAAGCACTGATTGCTACTCGTGATCTTATGAGAGGTAATCAATGAACTACGATCCCTTAACTGAAATTACAATGCCAGACCTTACTGAGGCTTTGGCAAAACCAGAAGAAACAGAAGAAACAGATGTTGCGCCGATTGATTCTGAAGAAGTTGAAAATCAAGAGGTAGAGCTGGACGTTGGTGCTATTTCTGAAAAACTGTCGGAACTGTACCCAGAAATTGAGGTAGCAGAACCTGAAGTAGCACAAGTAACAGAAGCAAAACCTGCTGGTAAAACAGAACAGGAGTTGCTTGCTGAAGAGATGTACATGAAAGACCCGCTTTCTAAAAGTGGGTTAAATGAATCTAGAGGTTTTTTAGATACTACCGCCGACATCCTTTCGGCACCAGGTGCGGGTCTTAACGATTATTTCAACGACGAATTTAATAAGATCCCTGGTGTTAATTTTCGTAGAGCACCTAAGTACGAGAACGAGGTTGCACAAAGCATCCGTGAGCTAAGCTCTTTTATTCTTCCGTTCTTGATGTTGCGTGGGGCAGGTAAACAAGCTGTAGGAACTCTTGCCGCATCAAAACCTGCTACCGCTATCTCTACTCGGTTTCCTAAAACCTCACGTGCTGGCAGTTGGATGGCAGAACTAGGCATTGACACAAGTGTTGGTGCCTACGTTGATGCTACTAACAAGCTCAACTCTGTTGACGACAACCTTGCTGGCTGGCTTAAAAAGTCTTGGCCGATGACCTATCGTTGGATTCCTAGCGACTGGGCTACGCTTGACGGTGAATCACCTGACGTGTGGGCTGCAAAGAACCGCAACGAAGGCGTTATGCTGGGCTTTACCGCTAGCTGGTTAGAGGCAAGTATCAAGCTTCTACGTGCTATTCGTGGTACACGTAGCGTAACTGACTACGTATTTAAGGATGAATCTGCAGCCAAAGCATTTGCACGGGCTGAAGAGGATGTCGATCCTCAAGCGTTCATGGATAACATGGAAGCTGCTGTTGCTAAAACAGAAGAATCTTTGAATGAGATCGGTGATCTTGCACTGTCTAAGAACCCTGCTCCAGAAGAAGCCACAAAAGGCGTACACGACGTTTTCCATCCTGATGAGGTTGGCACACGTACCGTGGACGACATGGGCGTTGTAGGGGCTGGTGTGGACGCCGTACGTATCAACAACAACCAAGGCACTGTATTTGGCAGACTGCGTAGCCTGGTTTCTGAAGCTGCACTTAAATATGGACTAGAAGCAGATCAACTGCCTAAGCGGTCTATTGTTGAGGCAGTTAAAGAACAGATTCGCAAAGCTGGTGAGTATGATGCTTTCCTACCTGACGGAGCTAAGATTGGATTTAGAGAGATTGACGAGGCTGGCACACGTCTAGCTGAGCTGCTCTCCGATCCACAGGCTGACCCTGGTTGGCTCAAGCTTATGCTTGATGAGTTCAAAGAAGAATACACACGGCTTGGTCAAAAGACTGCTGTTTTGACTGACGAAGGCGTTAACGCTGGCATGAAAGCGATCAAGAAATATCTTGACGATTATGTCAATATGGATGCTGAAAAAGCACAAGCATATTTGACAACTTCTTTGGCTGGTCAGGTTTCTGACATTGCTGAACAGGCACGTAATATGGATGGTACGCTTGCAGTCAAACAAGCACAAGAGCGTATCTTTGACCGACTGGGCTATCTCCTTATGGAGACTGGTTTGGCTAAATCCATGCGTGGTCAAAAGCTAAACTTTCTTAACACTTGGAAACGTAACCCTAACAGCGTCGAAGCTATTGCAGATGCAGCCCGTGAAGCTGCTAAGACCGCTGACGACCTGGCTGCTGAACAGGCAGCAGAAGCACAACGGTTTGTAAATACACTTAAGGCTGTTGCAGAAGAACGTCCTGAGTTCTTTGATCCTCTTAGGCTTGCCTATGAGTTTTCTGATGGTGACATTAACACCATGGGTAAACTTAACCTGTACATCAAAGAAAGTCTGCCTGCTATTCAAAAAGCAGTGTACGACAAACATCCTGACATTCCTAACGCTATTGTTCAGGGTTTGTACTCTAACTACTACAACTCTATTCTTACGTCAGCTAGCACGCCGTTGAAGGCGTTGTTTGGCAACGTTGGCGGTATGATCGCTAAACCAGTTGCTCACCTCGGTGGTGCAATTCTTAGCGGTGATATGCGTCAAGTTAAACGTGGTTTTGCTGCCTACGCTGGTGTCCTTGATTCCTTTATTAAAGGCACTAAGCACATGGGCAAAGTATTTACCATGGCGTCTAAGGATCCTAACAGCGTAAGCTATATGGTCCGTGACGACCTGGCGGTGCGTAACGAAGAGGGTATGGAGCTTCTCCGTGCTTTTGCTACAGCAGCATCTACACGTGGTGAAGATGGTCCAGCTGCTCTGCTAGAGATTGCAGAGACCCTGGATGCTGTAGGTAAGAACCCTGTTCTTAGATTTGGTGCTAACTCCATGTCAGCGTTTGACGGATTTACCCGTGCTGTTATGGCTAACGGTCGAGCCCGTATGCTGGCTTACGACGACTTTATCGACGAAGGTCTTGAGATGACACCCGAAACCTTTAAGGCTAAGTCAAAGGAGTATTACGACTCCATGTTTGACAGCAAGGGTCTAATCAAAAATGACTATGTTGACTACGCTACTTCTGAGATTGCACTTAACCTTGACACTCCTCGTGTTAGGGCGTTTACCAATCTTATTAAGAAAAACCCTTGGATGAAACCGTTTGTGCTGTTCCCTAAGACCAGTGCTAACGTTATTTCTACTTTCGGTACATACAGTCCAATCACTGCCTTTATGGATGATTACAGAAAGATTGTATTTAACACTCCGATGGAAGGGTTTACCGCAGACGAGCTAAACAAGTTGATGACTCCTCGTGGTCTCAAACCTACACAAGCTGAGTTTGACGGTCTTCGTGCTGAGTTGCGTGGCAAAAAAGCCATTGGTACCGCTGCTATCATGGCTGCCTTTGGTATGTTCCTGCAAGGCAGGATTCGTGGTAACGGTCACTTCGACCCAGGCCGACAAAGCGTTCGTGCAGAAGCTGGTGAATACCAAAAGAAAACATTCATGGATGATGATGGTAACTGGCACAGCTACGACTGGCTTGGTCCTGTCGGTGACTGGATGGCATTTACTGTTGACGTCATGGATAACTTTACCAGTGTTAGTGAACCAGACCAGTTCCTTGAAAAAGCTAGTTTTGTGCTAGCTGCTTCGTTGACTAGCCGTGATATGTTTGCTGGTCTTGAGCCTATGTTTGACGTCCTTCGTGGCGACGGTGGTGCTCGCACTCGCTGGGCTGCTAACTTTATCAGTCCTATGGCACCGCTTCACGGTGTACGACGTGACCTTGGTAGAATTATTTCTCCCGGTCTAAAGGTAGTAGACAACGAACTCAAAGCTCACGTTCGTAACAAAAACGGTGTAGCAGACATTATTGATCCTGAGGGTGCACTGCCTCAACTTAAAGACTGGCTTTACGGTGATAGAGTTGGCTATACAGAAAACCCATGGATTCGTGCCTGGAACGCTGTCATGCCTATGAAGATCTATGAAGGCAAAGACCGTCCTGAGGCTGACTTCCTTATGAAGATTGAGTACGACACCCGTCCCGTGTTTAACGTGGCAGAAAACGGTGTTAAGTACACGGCTGAAGAAAAGGCTAAGTTGTTCGAGATCATGGGTGAGGATGGTTACTTTAGAGACCGCATTGCTCACTACATGAAGATCTACGACGCCGATCAGTGGGTCGATACTATCCACGGTCTTCGGCTGCGTGATGGTAAAGACATCGACGAAAAGGTGTTCGACAACCTCTACATTAACATTGACGCGGCTGCACGTCAGGCTAAGAAACTTGCAGAACTTCGGTTGCCGCAAGAAATGCAGGATGATCTGCAAGAACGTATCTATCAAGCTGGTAGAAACATAGTGGATCAACGTATGGGTCAAGCACCCAGGTTTGACGTACAAACCATGACGAACAAATAACCACCCGTAACCTTTGACATCTTAAATGTGTAATGGCTACAACTGAAGTATTTTACAACGGTGACGGATCTGACGTCACTTTTACAATTCCATTTGAATATCTAGAGGAATCCGACGTCAAAGTTTCTGTCGGCGGAGTCCTAAAAACTCAAGACACTGATTACACGTTTTCGACTCTTACTGAGATTACGTTTACTACTGCTCCGGCATCTGGTACTAATAACGTAAGAATTTTTAGGGATACGGACATTAACAGCCTGCGGAATGAATTTTTCGCAGGTTCTGCTATCCGTGCTCAAGATCTAAACGATGATTTTTTACAAACTCTGTATTCAGCGCAAGAGCTTGAAGACCAATTTGTAACTAAATCTAACGGTGAATTCGACACTAACGTCGATATGAATAGCAACAGGATTACCGATATGGCTGATCCTGTTAACGCACAAGACGCTGTTACCAAGCAGTACCTAGAAGATAACTATTTTGACGATGGTACTGAAACTATTTTAGCCGCTGAAACGTGGCCTGGTAACGACACCACGATTGCTACTACTTCAGCTATCGATAACCGTGTTGATTCTAAGATTGACACAGCTATTGAAGGTGACATTCTTATCAATAACACCGGTCTCAGTAAGTCTGCTACTGGTGGTCAAGTAACTCTTGGTATTGCAGCTAACTCTGTTGACCTTGATCGAATTAAAGACTCAGATAAAATTACTCTTTCTGAGCAAGTAGCAGATAATGATCAAGTTGGTACTGACGATCAAATTTTTACTGCACAAGCTGCTACTCGCAGGTTTAACAACTATTATCAGAACGACGCACCTACTGTTACTGACGGTATTGGTATTGGTCAAGTTTGGGTTGACCCTAACGATGATCTAACTCTTTCTGTTTGGACTGGTTCTAACTGGACCTCTATTACTTCTGGCGGTACGTTTACCAACCAACCTAAGGTTGTTTATGTAGACGCTGCAAGCGGTGACGACAGCAACGATGGTCATCGTATTAGTCGTCCTAAGAAAACGATTGCCGCTGCATTGTCAGACATCAATGGTGACTCTAGCGGTGATGGTAGTATCATTTCTGTTGCACCAGGTATCTACGCTGAAACCTTGCCACTTGACATTGAAAAAAATGACATTGGTATTATTGGTCAATCACTGCGTACGTGTATCATTCACCCGAAGATTCCTACCGCTGACCAAGCTAGCTACAACGTAAACACTCCGCACTCCCAGGAATTGCAGACCATGTTCCGCGTTAACAGCGGTTCATACTTTCAAAACCTTACCCTTACGGGTATGAAAGCTAGTGGTACACGTGGAGCTTCTGGATCTTATTACACAAATTCTACATACGGTTTACCTCCTAACCAAGGTTGGAACTTTGCGTTTTATCCAAACGCTGTTATTAAAAAGTCTCCGTACATTCAAAACTGTACAAACTTTAGTGACAGCCAAATTGACAACGTAAACTTTACACCACACACTCCTGGTGAAGGCGCAGCCGGTGACCTTGATTCTGCTCCTACTGGTGGTGGTATTTTGGTTGACGGTAGCGTACCTGCTACTAGCAGTCCTTTGCGTTCGATTGTTTGTGACAGCTATACCCATACTGCACTAGATGGTCCTGGTATCTTTGTTACCAACAACGGTTACATGCAGGCTACCAGTAGTTATGCGTTCTTCAACCACGCACATATTACGTGCCTTAATGGTGGTCAAGCAAACCTTGCTGCATCTACAAGTGACTTTGGTCGGTACGCTCTGCTTGCTGATGGCAAGTCTACCAGTGCTATTTTCACATCTAACGTTGATGGTGCTGCAAGCGACAACGCTACTTCGTTTAACGTTAACCAACCTACCGCTGGTACTGGTTGGTTTGGTGACGCCCAACGACCTGCAACTAACATGTTGGTTGAGGTTAACAGTGTTATCTATCCTATTCTGTCTGCAACTGCACGTACAGACAGCGAAGGTGGTAATGGTTGGACTGTGACGATCAGCCGTCCCGATGCTAATAACCGTAGCAATAACCTTGGTCTTAATGGTGCTATTAGTGACAATGCTGCTGTAAACTTCTACCTTCGTTCTATGATCGCTTCCAGTGGTCACACTATGGAGTACGTTGGCAGTGGTACTGACTACAACGCATTGCCTGAAAATGGTGGTGTACCTGTAGAGGCTAACCAAAAGATTGAACTAAACAACGGTAAGATCTGGACTGCCACAACTGACCATAACGGTAAGTTTACTGTTGGCGGTAATCAGACTGATGATGCTATTTTTGAAGTAAACCAATTAACTGGTTTCGTTACAATTCCTACAGGATCATTTACTACTACTTTGTTGTCGGATGAAACGCCGCAACTTGGTGGTAATCTTGACGTTCAAACTAATGAAATTAACACCAGTGCTGCTAACGGCAACATCAAACTAAACCCTAATGGAACAGGTGTTGTTGAAGTTAAAGGTGCAGGTGGTAACGATGGTACACTGCAGCTTAACTGTTCTCAGAACAGCCACGGTGTAAAAATTAAATCACCTCCACACAGTGCTGCTGCGTCTTATACGTTGACGTTACCTGATAATGATGGTAATTCTAACCAGGTTCTACAAACAGATGGATCTGGTGCGTTGTCTTGGGTAGACCAAACTGATGGGACAACTAATTTAAGCTACACAGCTAGCACCCGTGTAATTGCTAGTAGTACAGGTACTAACGCAACGCTGCCTGTCGCAACAACCAGTGATGCTGGTTTAATGAGCGATTCCGATAAAACTAAACTAGATGGCGTTGCTACTTCTGCTAATAACTATAGTCACCCTAACCATAGTGGTGAAGTAACTTCTACTGGTGATGGTGCTACGGTTATTGCTGACAACGTAGTTGATGAAGCTAATCTCAAGGTTTCAAACAGCCCTGTTAATGGTTATGTGTTGACTGCACGTTCAGGTAATACCGGTGGTATGACTTGGGAAGAAGCTAGCGGAGGAGGCGCAACGGGCGGAGGCAGCGATCAATGGGCTGTTGAACATGACAACACCATTACTACTTCCTACACCATTGGCACTGGTAAAAACGTTATTAGTGCTGGACCTTTGACGGTCAACTCTGGTGCAACTGTCACCGTACCTTCTGGATCTACCTGGACTATTGTTTAATTATGACTGTAAAAATTAACGGTACTAATACAGCTGCAGCCCCAGCGTTTACCGGCGCTGACACAGATACGGGTTTGCAGTGTGGGACGAATGAGGTAAAGCTGGTTACTGGTGGAAGTGAGCGGGTTCGCGTTGGGTCTTCTGGTCAAATTGGCATTGCTGGTGCTAACTACGGCACTAGCGGTCAAGCGTTGCTCAGCCAAGGCTCTAGCAGTGCTCCGCAATGGGGAGATGTTGCAGCAGATGGTGCGTTTAGAAGTACTCAGGTATTTACCCAAACCGGAACCTGGACTAAACCAAGTGGTCTTAAAAGGGTGCGTGTTTTTGTAACCGGCGGAGGCGGTGGAGGCGGTTCGCCTTCAGCAAACACACAAAATGGTGGTGGTGGTGCCGCAGGCGGAACTGCCATTAAAACTATTGAAGCCTCAAGCCTTGGCTCTACTGAATCCGTAACCGTTGGAGGCGGTAGTGCAGCAGGAAACGCCGCAGGTACTGGCGGAACTTCTTCCTTTGGAAGTCATTGCAGTGCAACGGGAGGCACTGGTGGATCGTCTAACTCAAGCGCAGCACAATATGTAAGCGGAGGTGTTGGTTCTGGTGGAGATCTAAACCTGCTTGGCGGTGGTCCAGATTGCGGCAACCCTACTAATGGAGGTGTTGGCTCAGCAGGCGGCAGCTCTTATTGGGGAGGAGCCGGTCATCCCGGCACAAACTACAGCAGACCTCATGCAGGAAATGGCTCTTATGGAGGCGGAGGCGGAGGCGCATATTCCACAGGCGCTGGTGCACAAGGTGGATCTGGCTCTGGTGGCTCCGGTGTCGTTTATGTGGAGCAATTTTTCTAATGAAAGCACTTATTTTTCAAAACAAAGTTGTCGATTTGGTCGATAACGAATTTCCAGTGTCACCTGAAATGACCTGGATGGATGCGCCTGAAGGGTG